CCCAAAGTCCGCTTGATGGGGCCCAGAACTTCGGGAGGGGTTTGACACGGTTCCTGGTCAATACCCGCAGGTAACTCCCAAAGGTTCGGGACCAAAGAAGGTTCGCAAGTTCGTAACTATGAGTCAGTTCTTGTGTAACCATAATATGCAGACTCACAATAACTCTATCGCCAATTTATGCAGAGGAATTGGGGAACGAGTATTATTTGTTGATAAAAATTGTAACCCACCAGTTTCACCGGTTACAGATATTTTCAGCAAAAGGTGTGGTGTCTATCTCTTGCCCATAGCACGAGGTCTAGGTTACCAATCCCCTGTGTCTAGACAAGAATTTGTCGAGTACTACAGAGGACCGAGGAAACTTATGTACCAAAATGCTGTGGACGGGTTGGCTATGCAGCCAATCCGCCCCCGAGATGCCCACCTGAAGACTTTCATTAAAGCGGAAAAGTTAAACTTCACCTTGAAAAATGACCCTGCACCACGTGTTATCCAACCACGTGATCCAAGGTATAATGTAGAGGTTGGGAGATATCTTAGGCCGCTTGAACATAAGTTATATGATGAGATTGATGCTTTATTCAATTCTCCCACCATATTTAGCAAATACAACTGCGTAGATCAAGCCACAAACTTACGAGTCAAATGGGAAAAATTTCGTAAGCCTGTTTGTGTCGGATTGGACGCGTCAAGATTCGATCAACATGTTTCTGAACAAGCACTAAAATTTGAGCATTCACTTTACAATGCTGTTTATAAGAGCAAAGAATTAGCAAAATTACTGAGTTGGCAACTCAACAATGTTGGTGTTGCACAAGCCAGTGATGGTTGGTTCAGATACAGAAAGAAAGGATCACGTATGTCTGGAGACATGAACACTTCAATGGGTAATAAATTGTTGATGTGTTTAATGGCGAAAGCATATATTGACACGTTGCCATTCGAAGTTGAATTCGTTAATAATGGAGACGACTGTCTGATGATATTTGAGTCCAAACATCTGAAGAAAACTGTAGGTTTACA